AAGCTGCAACCGGTTCAATGGTTGTTTCTTTTGCAACCGATTTCAACGGCAATACATCAACCAATTTCACAGTTCCAATATAACCGCCAAGTTCCGCCATGTAGTTAAGCATCCATTCAATTCGTTTTTGACGCGTTGAAACATAAGTTGTTTTAAATATTTCGAATAAATCACCGGATTCCGCCGCGTTGAAAGATCCTTGTTGCATAACGCCGAACAATGTCGGTGCGGTTACGGAATGCGCGACAAGAATGTTTTGTTGAACGGATTGCATTGTGACTTCATAACGCTTGTCAAGGTCATTGCCGTTCAATTGTTGAACCGTCGGCGCTAAATCAGCGCCATCGGAAAAAGTTATAATTATTTCGCCGGCATCTTCAACCGATTGCGTTCGTCCTTTTATTGATTCGGTTATTCGATTCAATTCTTCGGTTGATTCCGGGAATCCAGACGGCATATTGATCAACGTCCCGGATTTAAATCCGTTTTGCAATTCGTACATGTGAAATTTAGCGATGTCAACATCCGTTTGAATGGCCGTCAATCCGCCGTTGTAAGTTGGTTTTGGGTAAATTCCCTTTTCTTTCCTTGATCGCTTTGACGGTTCTTTATAATAGATAATGAATGAACCGGTTTTATTGTTTTCGTCAAGCGCCGGAAACATTCGAAGATTGGTTTTTTCAGCCGATTGATTCAATGCCGCCCAATCGTCCGACAAATAATAAATCCTTTCGTCTTCGGTCATTCTTATGGCGTCAACATCCAAGTATTCCCACTTCGCAACCCTTGTTCCTTCGCGATTCCATGTACCTTTGACCGCGAATGCGCCAAATAATTCGAAGTCGAATGCCAGTTGTTCCGCGATTTCGTTCATGTCGAAAGGCGAATACTGGTTGTCGATGAAAGCTTGCATGTCACCGGTCACAACTTCAAGGCCACCGCCGGCAATGTAAAAGGTTTTCGTCTTGACAATTCCTTGATGCCAAGCCGATCCGTTGAAAAGGTCAATTAAAAAATACGGATAATCGTTTTTCTTTCCCCATTTCACGAATCCAAGTGAACGGTCTTTTTCTTCGTCCGGTTTTACGAATTCTTTCCGAAAGGAAAGCGAAGTCATTTTAATTTTGTCGTTATTCATATATATTGAAATAAATCGGTGAATCGTATTCATGTGACGGCGAATCTATTTCGATGACTTCGGCGCGTCCGGTTTCAACCAGTGACACGGCCAAGTCCGGATCAAGATTTCCCGGCGATTGTTGTTCGTAAATGTTGTAAATATAATATCCGTTGTAATCAAAAGTCACATCAACGCCATCAATTAAAACAAATTCATCAAAGCGCGGTGTCGCGGTTGAAATATTATTCAAAACGCATCGATATTCCTTGAAGCTTTGTTCGTGTACGAACTCAAATAGATAGCTTGGATTCGGAATCGTTGTCAATTCCGTCACCGTCACTATCAATGGCGTTGTTCCGTTTCTTTGTATTATCAACATACTTAATTAATTTTGGTGCGCTTGTTTCGTAAATGTAAAAAATGCCGACTTTCATGTAAAAATCGCCTTTTGTTTCGTCAATTATTAACCATTTTGACAATAACTTTGACCAACATTTTGACCCGATGTATTCTTTTTTTATCTTCATAACGTTAAAATTACACAAAAAAAGGGAAAGAAATAATTTTTCCTTTCCCTTCGTTTAAATTTAATTAGTAAAGTATTAGATTGACGGCGATTGTTGTGTCAACAATGTTGCGTAAACGTTCGGATCAACGTCTGGAACTTCTTCGTTCTCCATTCCATTAAGAACAAGAACGTGTCCTTTTCGGTCACCTTTTAAAACGCCTGAAGTGTATTCATTCGCATCAGCGATTTGAAGACCTTCACCGAATCCAAGTGCAACAATTGAACCATCAGCATTTTCAACCAAACAAACAACTTCGTTTTGTGCAAGCAAGTGAATTTCACTTCTTAATTCTTTGTTGTCGGATGCAAGGATCATTGACAAAGATTGCTCATAAAATAAAGTACCGTTGTCTTTATTAACTTTTATTGGTGCGGTGTAACTTGACAAATTGCTTTTCAACTTGTAAAGGAAAGTTTCGCCAGTTACAGTTAAAATATCAACTTCATTTGCCGTAATGTGCGAAGTCGCAACATTTCCCAATGGAAACAATAAAACGCTTTTAATGCCACCTTTTCCGTTTGTACATGTCCGGTCATTGTAGCCGGATGTCATTTCACAAGACATATTTTTTTAAGTTTAATGAAGGCCGGTTGCCCGGCCGTCGTGATTATTAATTAATTTATTAAGATGGTGAACTTGTTCCGTTCCAAACTCCGATTTGATTCAAGAAAGGTACTTGAACACCAGCGCGGAATTTAGATCTTAAATAGATCAAGTCATCGTCGAATGAATACCAAAGGTCATATGATTCGAAATCAGAAGATAAATCAGTTCCGAAGATGAAATGTGAAGAACGACCAGTGTAAATGTTATCAGTTCCGTTCAATCCGTTCACCTTAACAACTCGCATGTTTGAACCTGGTAAAAGTAGTTCGTTCATTGTTGCGAATTCTCCTGGTGCGAAATGGTAAAGATTCAAGTCAACTAAATTCTTTAACAAAAAGTTGAATGATTCACGACCAGTGAAACAAATGAATTCTTCTCCTTCCGCTACGTTCGTTGGTGTGTTTGTGAATGCTTCGTAAAAAACATCATAAGCGTTCGACGCAGTGATTGAAGCATAAGCCGATGTATTCAAGTTCACACAACCGTTCGCAGTTGTTAAGAACTGACGGAATCCGTTCATGAATGCAAGGTTTCCAGAACCAGTCGCGATGTTTCCGTTCCATATTAATTTGTCTAATTCACGAGCGTGAAGCTTCAATAAATAGTCAATGATTTGCGCTTCGAAAGGAAGTGTTTTGTCTTCGGCCATTGCACCAGGTGCAAGCGCTATTTGCGCCCAAAAACCAGCAAGGTCTTTTTGACAAAAGCTTTTCATGTAGCCAATAGTTTGAACCGTGATGTCACGTTGAGTGAACACGGTGTCGCCGTTTGGTGTCATTGCACAATCAGCAGTTTGATAAACGATTGAATCGTCCATTAAGTTCAACGCTTCAGTACCTTTGATTCCTTGTTGGATAGCGATGTACGTTAACGTTTCCGCTTCGGTAACCGATCTAACAACTAATTCTTCGCGCGTTTCGTCGGTGTATGGCGATAAGCCAGAAACATCATAATCAAATGAGTTTTTAATATATTTTTTTAGTGACATTTTATTTATTTTTATTATTTTTTAACCATAATTGTTTAGCTGTCAAGTTGCCAACTTTTGCGAATTTTTCGCTTTCGGTTGTCGTGTTAATTGGTGCGGACTTGAAGGATTCGAATTCTCCTTTCAATGTCGCAACTTCTTTCGACAAATTGTTGTTTTGGTCTGCGATAATTTTCATCATTTCGGCAACCGCTTCGATGCTTGATGCGAATGATTCCAACTTCGCGTTGATAATGCTTTCAACTTTTTCCGTTGACATAGCTTCGGCAACAACTTCTTCAACAACAACTTCTTCTTCTTCGGTTGTTCTTTCGTCAATTATTTCAACGATTATTCCATTGGCATCAACAACAACCGAAACGCCTTCAAGGTCACCGCTCAAAGCGTGCGTTCCTTCCGGTGCTGGTATTGTTTCCGTTTCCGTAACTACGAAAAGCGGTTGACCAACTTCAAAAACATCAAATTCAACGATTGTTCCGTCGATTAAAGTAGCTTGTTCAAATTTCATTGACGCGGTTGCGAATGATTGTTTCATTTCGGCAATAAGGTCAAGAACTTTTTTAAAATTTTTGTTCATGGTATTTCTTTTATATGTATATTATATTTATCTGTTCGAAATTTCGCGAAGATATTGATTAATTTTGTTTCTTTTAATTGAACTTATTGACCGATCCATCAATATTGTTTCCGCATCTTTAATCAAATAATCAATTTCCTTTTGCGTTGTTTGGTTTTCTTCAATGATTAAATCATTCGCTTTAATTTTAGCGTATAATTTATCAATTTCAAGTGACAAGAAATCATTTTTTTGACTTGCATTTCTTGATATTGCTTTTTTTGTAAAGTAATTTTGAAATGATTTTAAAACATTTTTATAATCAGCCATTTATTTGATAATTTTTAATTCTTTTAATTTAGACTCCGACCATCGAAGTCCAGCTTTCCCACCCCACAAAAGAAAAGATATTGTTCCGCAAGCGCTTGAATCATTTTCATCGTAATAAACTTCGGCGCGCGATAAATACGAATACATTCTTTTAATCACATCAACCGAAACATTCCCTTTTTTTGACAAGGTCGTCGCTCGCAATCGTCCGATTCTTGTCGCGCATTTATTTCCGTTCTTTTCATTCAATTCAATTCCGCGCCTGGCGTTATTTGAAACGGCATCCGGATAATCATTAAAAAATTTAATTAAATCTTTTTTTTTTTTAAAATCTATTAAATAGAATTCCAAAAGTTCGTTGTAAATTTTTGACATTTCTTGTTCTTCTTTCGAGTCAATCAAATTGAAAACTCCTTCAATCGAGAATCCATTAAATTCGCCGTTCTTCGCCTTGTCAAATAATTCCTTGTCGGTCACTTTATAAGAAACAATCCAAGATCCGTCATTCGCGTCCTTGAATCTTTCCGGCGCGGTAAATCCTTTTTCCGAATCAATTTGATATGAATGGATCATGAAGATTGACTTGACGATTCGGTTTGGATTGTGTTCCAAATTTACGTTATTAAAATTGTCGTTCCTGGCATAATCAAAAATAATGTCCTTGATCGCTTGCTTTGTGAAAACAACATAATATTCTTCGCCGGTTTCTTGGTCGAATCGATAAATCGGCGTATCTGCTGAAATGGCGATTCCGGTGATCACTTGTTCTTCGTCGTTGAATTCGAACCGTTGTTGTTTCGAAAATGTCATGAAGTTCTTTTCATGTGCCGGCATTGAAACAAGTGAATTAAAAGAAACGGTTGTTTGCTCGTCATCAAGGTCGATAAAGATTTCGTAAATTGGAATTTCTTTCTTCATATTTATTATGTATTTTTGTTCGATGAATTTTGTCTTTCCTTATAAAAAAAGAACATCCGATTTTGAAATGATTCAATCAATCCGTTGGATTCGAATGTCTTTTCCCAAAGCAAAAGTTTTCACAATTGGCGACATTGTTCCAGGTGCGGAAAATATTCCTTGCAAACAATTCAACAACATTCGCGGTGTTGACGTGACAAATCGAATCTTGACTTTTGCGAATCAAGTCGGCGGAAAGTTTATATATATGAACGACGATTTTTTTGTGACCGCGAAGCTTCGCGCCGATGTTCCAATTTTCAACGGCGATTTGGCAATCAATGACATTCATCCGACACATTATCAAATTGCGGTAAAAAACACGATTGATTTCTTGGAATATTTCGGACATCCGATTAAAAACTTTGAAACACATTCGCCGGTTCTTATGGATTCGAAAAAATTAATCAAAACTTTCGAGCAATTAAATTGGAAAGAAGACAACCATTTCATCAAGTCAATATATTTAAACGTCAATCAACCAAAAGAAACGCGAGCCGGAACAAATCTAAAACTTTCGAACTGCGATATTCAAAAGGCCGAACAATTCCTTCGCGATTATGGATGCTTTTCCACTGGCGACGCGTTTATAAATTCAGTTGGTTCAAACTGGATTAAAAACTTGACTTTGATTCTTGAAGCGCCACCTTGTTTTGAGTAGATGAAATGTCATTTTCCAAAACGAACACTTGAACCGGTGCGGTAATTAATTGACCATTTGCATTCAATCCACTTGTTGACGTTTGTGTTGTCGGTTGCGATGTGAAAGAAGACGCGCTTGTTCCGGCAAGTCCACCGCCACCACTACTCGAAATGCTCGGCATTGTCGGCATTGTGCCACCTTGATATTTTTGATTCGTAATAGCAAGCGCTTGCGTTGTTCCGATAACACCGGCGGTCAAAATCGAAGCGATTCCGGCTGCTGACGGTGGCGGCCCGAATTCCGCGATTCCTTTCACGATGGCCGATGCCGTATTGATTCCAACTTCGGCAAGCTTTATCGCTTTATCGCGATTAAATTTCGCGCGGTTGATTTTATCTTCTTTGTTGAAAGCTTCAAGTTGAACGTCGTATTTTTGCTTTGCGAACTTTTGTTCAATATCGGTTTTTTGTTTTGCCGTCAATCCTTCGGCATTTAATTCCGCTTGTTGTTTCGCGTCAAGATTCAAAAGATCTTCGTCACGTTCTTCGTTTATCTTGTTGATTCGTGCCGTGCCGATTTCATTTAATAAATCATTGACAATTTTAATATCTTCAAGCGCTTTGTCCGCCGTTTCAATTGCGTTCGATATTCCTTTTAATTCTTCTTCGCGCACTTTTTGCGCTGCAATCTTTGCATCTTCGGCCGCTTTTTTCTTAATATCAGCAATTGATTTCGTTTTCTTTTTTTCAAGTTCAATCAATGCTAAATCGTGTTGTTCTTGTGTAATTTTTTCATTTTCATCCTTAGACAAAAGAAATTTATCCAGTTCTTTTTTTTGATTATTGAATGAATTTATTTCGTTTTGAATCGATTGTTCGCTTTCAGTAAGCAAATTAGAATTTAAAACTTTTAATCTGTTTTGCCTTTTTGCTTCGGCTTCGGCTTCATATTTATCGTCGATTGCTTTTAACGCTTCTTCGGTGTCCCTTGTAAGTTTTACGATGTCTTCAGTTAGTAAACTTTCGGCATCAAATTTTTGCATTAAAAGTAATTTTTCATAATCTTGTTTACTCAAATCAATTTCTTGTTGTTTCAACCAAGCTTCGTCTTCTTTTTTAATTCGTTCTAAAGAATATTTATCGCGAATTTTTTGTTCTTCTTGTCCTTGAAGAATTACATCTGCTTTAATTAAATCGGCAGCTTGTTTCTTTTTTAAAGTTCCTTCTTTGACTTGTTTTTCTAAATCTAATTTTTTGCGCTCATAACTTACGCGAATCACTTCAAGTTCTTTTTGTTCGCCGTCGGCCAATGCTTTTATTTTTGCATCTTGAATTTGAGTCGAAATATCAATAACTTCTTTAACTTCTTTTTGTCTATTTTCAGAATTATTTTTGGCGTCTTTTTGTGCATCAATTGAAGCTTGTCTTTTTTCATTTATTAATTCTTGTTCAAAAATTGCTAATTCATTTCTTGAATTTGCAAGGTTTTCAATGGCTTCTGCATTAATTTTAAAATTAGCTGACTTCGCTGCTGCCATTTCTCTTTCAAACTTATTCCAAGCGGCATAATCTCCTGTCCTTTCAGCAGCCGCTCGAAGTTCTGCGACGATTAATAAATTTTTTGCTTTTAATTGTTGGTCAATTCCATACGTTTCGTCAACAATGCTTTTTTGATAAGCAATGGACGCCTTTATTCTTTTACGTTCCAATTCGGTGGTGTCTTTACCTTGCGCTTTCATCAACGCAATTTGACGTCCAAGCGCATTGTCTTCGTTTGTAAATATTCGATTTTTATATTCAAAGCTTTTATTTCTTGCTTCGGCTTCTTTTTTGACTTGATTGATTGTTGCTTCGGAACGTTTTTTTGCTTTTTCCGCATTGGCTGCGCCTTTATTGTCGGTGACTCCAAGAAAGTCGCCGAAATCTTTTAAACCTTGAATGACAAATTGCAAAGGTTTCATTAACGTTTCAAAATTTGCAATTAATAAACCAACTCCAATAACTAAAGCGCCGATTCCAGTTGAAATTAATGCCATTCTCAAAACTTTCATTGCAACACTTGCGGCGGTTGTTGCCGTTGTCGTTGCTACGGTTGTCGTGCCAAGTGTAGCTTCGGAAACAATTGCTTCTTTTGTTGCCACTATCGTTCCACCCAAAACAAGATTTCTTATTTTTTCAATAGCAATCCGTAATTGAATTCCAAGAATGGCATCCTTGTTCAAAGCATTCGCGATTTGACTAATGGCATTCGACACCCCTTGAACGGCTTGAAGTTTTACCATTGTTTTTGTCAATTGCTCGTTCTCGATTCCGGACAAAGAAATCGCGCTTGATAATCCTTGAAATACGGACGCGCCGACTCCAATCGCTGCAATGGTCGTGTCTAATTTTACGAAGTCCGATGACAAGGAGGTTGTCGCGCCTTTCAAATCGCCGATTCTATCTTTCAATTCAGCAGCCGAACGAATGGCTTCTTGTCCAACTGGCGATTCAACGCCGGCTTGCGCTGCAATGGATTGATATTCCTTCATCGCTTGCGTCATTTGACGCATGGTCAAGCCACCGGCTTGGACCTTTGCATTCAACGCCTGAAGATCCGTTTGCATTTTGTTGACGCCCGTTCCGCTTGCTGCCGTTACTTGCGTTTCCTTTAAATCTTTATTGAAATTCTTGACCGCTTGATCCGCGTTTTGAATATCTTGAACCGAATTCCCGGTGTCAACGCGTAGCGAAAAAACCGCTTCTTTTGTAGCCATAATTTAATTATTGAATTCGATTAATTGTCGCAATGATTGACGGTGTTGACGGAACGGTTGCCGTTGCACCAACCGCGCGAAGTTCAATGTTCGCATCGCTTACTTGCCAATAAATTTCAACCATGTCACTGGCGACAAGATTCAAGAATATATTCCAAGACGCGACGTGATAAACGTTATTATCTTTCACCGTCATTCGTGTATTCGAATCCGGAACGTCCGCGCCGTTTACTCGAAACCAAATATCAATTTCTCGATTGTTTGAACCGGCAGTTCTAAAAACTTGCGCCGAAAACTGAATCGAATAAAGTCCGTCAATACCAACTTGAATTTCCGAAGCGCTTGCTAAATTTATATCTTGTGAAAAGTAATTGTTTCCGAAATTCATTGGCGTCGGTGTTGAAACAACCGCGTTTTGTGTTGTGGTATCGAAAAAACTTCCGACCGCGTTGAATGCTAAAACCGATTTTGCGACGTTGTTGAATGTCATTCTTTGTGAAACTTTTGAAATTGCTGAAATAAAAGAACAAATTTCAAGTTGATCCTTCAAATTCAAAGGTGTTGTTCGTAACGGTAAAGCGCTTATTTTTTTATTGGCCATAATTTTAATTCTTATTTATTCAATTATTCTATAATTAGCAAAGATTAATTCTTATTTATTCAATTATTCTAAAATCCGGAAAGATTAACGCTTCAGTTATTCTGATTTCATCGTTTTCGGTGATTCTATATTCCGGCGTTTCCTCATTCTCTCCTTCTAATATGCGAATCAGTTCGACCAATGTAGATTGACCTTTTCCGGAATCGTAATCATTTATCTTTTGCAATCGATAAACGACACCGTCAATGTTTATTAAGTTACGAAAATCAAGCTTATTGATAATATCCGAATCAATCATTAAATAACACGTCAACAATTTACCGAACCTTGAAACAATTTCTTTGATGAACTTTTCATGATAAGCATAAAGATTGTTATTCGTGTAAATGACGGCAGCATAATAAAGAACTTGCGGAACACCGAAATTCAAATCAAATGTTGGCGCGTCGATGTCGTCCAGGTGTCCGACGTATGGATAAGTAATTTGCGGAAAGTCCGTTCCGAACTCGTCGCGGTGTTCCCAATTGCCGGCGCGCATTTCGCCAAGTTGAACAATGAATGACTTTCCTTTTTTCAAAACGATTTGACCGTTTCCGAACTCATCGAAATTGATTTGATAAGATCGCGGAACAATTAAGTTCGTTGTGTCAATCACGGCCAATGGATGTTGACCGAATGGCAATTTCATCGTTGTTGTTTCCGTTGCATATTGCGACTGCGAAGACAAAACAAAAGAACCGTATTGTTCCGAAAATTCATTCTTGTATTTTGTATTCCAATAATCGTCTTCGCTTTCAAATTCAAAGTTGTAATTCTTAGCCGCGAAGTTGATTGTCGGTGTGACTTTAATTTCTTTCGATGAATCTAATAAATAACTCCATTCAAGCGCGTCCAATGAACTGTTGTAAAAATCGGAAAGCGGTTCGATTTCAAGAATAGTCGCGTTGTTTGAATCCGGTTTCAAATATAAATTGAAGGCCGTAATTATTCCTTTCAAGAATACATCGCAAGTCATGTCCGGAAGGAATGACGCAACCGATACGGCCGAACCTGGTGTCAATGCTTGTTGACTTTTGATAATGTCAAGCGATGCGCCGGTTGATGTCACCGTTTGTGTTACTGAATGATTTGCATAATTCGGAATAATCAAAGATAAATTTGTTCTTTGAAGTAATAATTCAAACGACAATTCGTCATTGATCAGCATATTGACCGAACGATTGAAATTGAAAGAAAAAGTTGTTGTCGGTAATGGCATGATTACGCCGTTTAATGTTCCGGTATAAATTGGATCGGTTGAAACAACAATATTGTTTTTCTTAATAATCAATGAAACATTGTATTCGACAAACATTTGTCCAGTTGCAGGAAAGATAAAATCAACATCATGCGTTCCGGAATATTGCACCTGGAACATTCCACTTGAAGACGCGCGGAATTTCAATGGTGTTGTTGTTAAGATTTGATTTGACGGATCGGCAACAATTGTTCCGTCGTAAATGTCAACCATTGTGGCATTCGGGAAATTAACAACCGGCGCGTTCGCTGCCGTTGCCGTTCCGTTCATGATGAATCCGCCGGCGTTGTTGTTTTCGCTTGTGGTTGCCGAATCGTTTGATGAATCGCCAACCGTAATCGTCGGCAATGCGCCGCCATAAAACGCCAGCAATAATCTTTTGAATCTTTGACTTTCCAAGAAATCACTTTTCCAAGTTATGCCAGCATAATCAAATATCTTTTGTAGTATTCCATAAACGAAAGTTTGAAGCGGAATGTTTTCAACGGCGAACGTGTCCGCTGTTGGTCGTGAATAACCGTAATCAATCAACCCGTAATAATAGCCGATGCCGTCCCAGTCCGCGCCGGTCTTGATGCTTGTCGAAACGCCATTGATTTGATTGAATCCGTTCCATGTTTCTTGTTGATCGTTCAATGTTAAGTTGTGGCCGTATTCGGAAAAATCTAATTCATTAACCTTGATTTTCTTCAAACTTGCAATGTAGTCAATCGTATCGCTTACCATTGTGATTTCAAAAGACCAAATTCCGTCATTCAAATTACATTCCATTAGTTGAGCGATGCCGTTGAATTCAAGCAAGCCGTTGTTATAATATTGACAAGATGCTTTGATTGATGGATCGAAGTTCACAATTCCGGATGTCGTCGTTGAAATCTTTTCCGTTGACGTCAAAAGAAAAACGGATGTAAACAATTGGTGATTCGTCAACGTTCCGGGAATCTTTATCGTTTTTGATTTGTTTCCTTTCCTTGATGAAATATCTTTGATGTCCGAAATGTTAAACGTCAATGGAAATGGAATCGATTGGTCGATGTCAACCAAACGAGAATTTATATAAAGTTCGCCGTTCATGTTAATTCAATTGCGAATTATACAAATAAGTTCTTTCGATTTGAACAACTTCTTGAATCAAGCCGTTGATCCTTCGTTGTTTAAATTGGTAATCGGAATTCACAACATTCACCGGTTCAAAGTTTTCACCTTGTTCCAAGTAAACGTTCGGCGATTCGTATAGTTCACGAACCAACCATTTTTGAACTTCTTCATTAATCCAATCGGAATTTAAAATCAACGTGTCCTTCGCCGTCTTCGCGTACGTTGTCGCTTGTCCTTGATAGAATGGATAAATGTAAGCCGTTCCGTCCCAAACTCCAGACTCGCGACTGTAACCGCTTGAACTTACTTTCGTAGAATCGATTGAAACAAGCGTGAACGTGAACGCGTCCCAAACTCCGAACTTGTTCAACCAATGCAAGCGCCTTGTTTCATAGCGATGACATTCATTGTCAATATAAATTTCGTATTCTTCGCTCGATCCGTTGAATATTCCGCCGCCAGTTCCGCGAGCGCGTACCTTATAATAAGCAGCCGCCGCAAAATTGCCGGCCGTGATTGTTGTGTTCGCCATAATTGTGGACGGACTGCAATCGACAACAGTTAAATCATTAAAACTCAATCCAATATTATAAGAAACAATTAAAGTATTGTTTGAATCGTATAATTGAAAGCGAACATCAAAAGACGTGTCACTTGAAATGAATCCAAGAAATATCTTTTCATTCAATCCGCAAAATGTTTTCCTTGCTCGTGGCCAAGATGTCAAGAACAAAACGCCAGGTGTTAAATTGTTCGTTGTCGAAACGTCGTAATCTTTGAAACTAAAATCAATCCATTGCGGATGTCTTAACGCGCCGTTGAAAACAAAGATTGCGTTCGATGTCGCATCAAGCTGAATGGCCGGCGGTGTTCCGTATTTTTCCGATACGATAATGTAAACCGTTGAAATGGCCGTGTTGTAATTGGTCGTCAATGATCCATTGGTAATCAATGGAGATGCCAATGTCGAACGAACCGCTTCGGACGCGTTGAACTTTGCAAGTTCGCCAAATTGCGGAAATACTTGATGTGTCGAATGCAAAGCGCCGTCGATAAACAATTCGACTATATAAGAAAAGTTTGCTTGCGATGTTTCGTCGGATTCAAAAGTAAAAACAACCGGATTGCTTGCCGTTGTAAATGCTTGCGGATTTTGTTGGATAATTACTGCCATTATTGTTTTGTTGCTTTTTCAAATTTAATACTAAATATTAAGCCGGTCACTTCGGCCAAGTCATTCGCTATCTTGTCAAGAACTTGTTCGTTCAAGACCGTTTCAATTATTTTCTTCGGTGCAATACCATGCGACTTGATCGAAGCTGCAACCGCGTAAGCGTGACCAATTTCAAAACCTTTCCATTCTTGGATTGCCTTCGCCATGTTTTGCGAAACACCTGGATAACGAAAACTGAATTCGCTGCCATGATTGTTCGAACCAACCGCGTTGACTCCTTTGTCCTGATACTTGAAATAATCGTCCGCTTGAATTTCAAACGAAAGCGCGCCCGTCGGAAAGTAAACGACCGATGCTGCAAGTCCGCCGGTGTTGTTTGCCTTTTGTTTTATGAAATCGGATAAATCTTTCGTGACCTTGTTCCCGACATCAAGCAAAAACTTTTGATAAACATTGGCAGGTTGTTCAACCTCACTTGTTGAAATTCCAAAACCTTCCAAGAAATCAAATTCACCGGCCATTACTTTAATATGCGATTTTGTTCGTCGATAAGCTTAAAGTAGTTCATCCAAAACAAAGTCTTTACGTAAGGCTGCGATGTAATTGATTCCACACTTTGTCCCATCTCTTTTGATAATCGATGAATGATTCTTGTCCAAGTGAACCATTCGCTATCTTTAATTCTTGATCCATTTCCATCTTCATCTTCATCGTCTTCAATGTCTGAATCGCCAAGATAGCGCGACTCCGCGTTTCGTATTCGCGCAAAAAAAAACCGAAGAAATTTAAGAACTCATCGCCGGGAAAATGTTCCTTGAATAAGTTGTAACGGACATCCGTCGGATTCGTGATTCGTCCTTTTGAATCTTCTTCGCAGTAATCAAGGCCGGCTTCAATGTAGCAAATGGCAACCGCCTTGCATGGATCGGATGCAATGTCTTCAATCAACTTCAAGTCAATGATTTGACCGGTCGTGATTAAATTAAAATCTTTATTAAAATTATATTGCTTGCCTTCGATGACAACCGTTCCAACTGGATCGCTTGATTTGTATTGCGCTAACATTGCAAGCAATTGGTTCGAAGCTTGTTGAACATCTTCAATGTTTCCCTTCTTTATCTTGTTGGTTGATAAGCCGGAAAAGATTGAAAGCATCTGGCATTGGAATTCAATCATGCCAATCCATTCATCGTCCTTGCGTTCCTTCATGGCATCCGTCAACATGATCCACTTCGTCAACTGATCCGGACGGCAATCTTCAATTCTTGTTGGTAGCTTTAATTTTATCATAATATTCTTTTGCGATTTGGTAAGCGTAATCTAATAAGAAAAGATGCCGTTGCATTTCAGCCGGTTTGTTAAAAATAATCAAGACATTCCTTCCGGTCTTATCCTTGATATATTGTTGCACAACCATTCGTTTATAATTATGCTCGGATGACATGGTAAATTCCTTTTCGTTTGTAATTCTTCAAGCAATGAACGGCAAGCGCCAATGAAATCACGCCGTCGTCGTGCATTCCGCTCGGTGCTGAATATTGGACGTTCCTGGTATTCACGTTGTAAATATAAGTAAAACTTTCCAATTCATCAATCAACCATGTTTCATTTATTATTGAAATGGATCTTTGTTCGAATGACATCGCCAAGTCTTCAATGATGACCGGCTTCGATTTGCTTGTCGTTGTGAATGGATGAACTAAGTTCCGACATTTGCCTTGCAGCATTTCAAAGAAGACATCGCCTTGATTGTTGACTTCAATCAACGTGACCGCTTGATATTGGCGAATCACTTCGGCAACCTTGTCAATGATTCGTGACCAATCGTCGTGACGCCAGCGTTGAACGTGAATCATTTGTCCTTGATCGTTCAAGATAGTTAAGACCGTGTAATCGTCCGCGCGTCCAATGTCAAGGCCGGCATAATTCTTATTCGTCTTGTTCCCAGTTCCGATGCATAGCTTGACATCCTTAAATAAGCCGGACGCATTGTCCAAGAATTCGGCTAAGTATTCCTGGCGAAAAATATGTTCCGGCAATGAACGTTTCCTTTCATCAAGTTCCCTTGAATCAATCATTGGATTATCATAACTGGTATAATGAATATAACGATACCTTTCATCATAGTTCGGTTGCATGCACAATCGGTGAAAGTGGTTCTTTCCCTTCGGCGTTGAAATAAAGATAATCTTCTTTCCCTTGACCATAACGGTTGCCGATAAGACCTCGTCCCAAAGTTCCGGACGTGTGAACGCCATTTCATCAATGACCATGTAATCGAATGTATTGCCACGAATATTGTCCGGCCGTTCACCGGAAAAGAATTCAATCGACGAACCGAATCCAGTGACCCGAAGATCCGATTTGTTAAACTCGAATAGTCCGGACTTTGCCACCGCCTTTTCAAGTTCGGCGAATACTTTTTTCCCTTGCTTATAAACTGGCGTGATCCATGCAATCGTGCAACCAGGATCGTTGATTGACCAATACAATAATTGGTTGATGCCGAGCAAAGTCTTTCCGAACTGGCGTCCGATGTTCAAAGCGAAATACTTTTCCGTTCCCGAATTAATCGCTTGATGAATGGCGCGTTGGTTGTCGTGCGGCTTATAGCCTTTGATCAACGTCATTCAAAGTCGAACTTGTCAACCGTGCGCGTTTCAACTTGTTGGCGGTCGTGCATGCCAAGACGGTTCTTTGCGTAGAAGATGCCTTTGCCTTCGTTCGCCACGATGTCGGATGCGAGCGCTTTGAAAAGTTCGTCAATCTTTTTTATAGTTTCCGATTTGAGTTTATCCTCACCATTCAACCATTCATACCAAGTCGAAGGAACGATTGCTTTTTCCTTTCTAATTATCGGAATCCAAATTCTTAAAAAATAATCAATCGTCGGAATATGCCGATCCATTACCAATGCAATTTCACCTTTGTTTGATAATTGTTCTTTTTTATGCGAACAACATTCATCGATATATTCAACCGACCAAAGTTCAAGATTTTTAATATATTCTTTTGAATAAGACATAGCTTTTTACATTATATTATATTGTTCGAAAACGTTCATAAATTTGATTAATCTTAAAAGAACGAATCGTTTGATTCACTCCTTTTCCAAGTGACTTTTGTTGCTCGTGTCTTCGATAATAGTAAAGAAATTTATCAACATAACCGATTGACATTCCAGCTTGAAGACATCGAAGATTCATTTCAAGTTCTTCGGCGCAATCCAATGATTCGTCAAACATTCCGATTCTTTCGAATACTGATTTGCGGTACATTAACGAACCGCCGTGAATTACGTTCTTCGTTGAATTTTGTTCGAGCGTTGGATATTTGATTGGCGGTTCATATTCGACAATTTTATTTTGATGAAAGAAACCGTACGCTTTGCCATGAATGAAATCGTGATTTTGAATTCCTTCGACGGAATCCTTGATTGAATTCACTGGTAACCAATCGTCTTCGCAAAGATACTTGATAAATTCACCTGAAGCCATTTCGATTCCGCGATTGATATTGAATGAAACGCCTTCGTCGTGATTCGATTCAATGATTTCAATTACACCTGGATAATTTTGCAAATGGATTGATTCAAGCGCCTTGTCCAAGTAACCGCGATTCACACGATAAGGAATTATAATTGTGACCAATGGATAAATCATAATAAATTTTTTAGTCTTGTTCCGGCAGCAATGATGTTGTGTTTGTCGATGAATGTATTGTGATAATTTTCGCGAATGAATTCAAAGTTATCAATTTCAAGAACGTTAAGGATATTATGAAATTTGATTTCATCGTTTGCAATAACGAAATTGTGTTCGCCATAAGCATCTTCATAAGCTTGTTGATTAAGATTGTTCGTGATGACCAAACATCCAAGCGCCGTCGCTTCGAATGCCGTCACTCCGAAACAACCGTAAAGATTCCCGTTCATCATTGGCGCGAATAGTTCGATATAAATATCACAGTTCGCAATCCGATTCAAATTTTCTTGATGCGACATTCTTGATTCGTTAATTACGAAGTCAAATTTTTCCTTGAAAGGTTGAATCATTTTATAAATCTTGTCCGTTCCTTTTACAATTGGATTGCTTGGAAAGTGACCGACAATTAATTTTCTTTTGTGTTTAATCTTCGGCGGTTGAACATAAGTGAAATGCGGTGCAATGTA